AACTGTCGTTATATAATTCTTTATACAATGCACCGTCATCGGAAAATAAATTTGTTTTGCTGTATTTTCCTGTTGGATCAATTAAATCAAAGTATCTGCTTATTCCGCTAGAACTTCTATTCACTGCTTTAATTTTTAATAACTGTTGATTAACAGCTAAAGGACTAATGTTATAATCCTCACCTGTGATCATTCTATTCTGTGTATAGTAATTTGCAGGTGCGTTGTTCTTTATACTTTCATTAGTTTCGGATGCAGACGCATTAACCACCGTTGAAGGTAAACTCATGTTGATGGTTAAAATTTCAACTTGTCCTGAATTGCTGAGATATGAAATATCTATGGATATCGATCTAATATCTTTAGGGTTGATAGAATATGAATAACCGTTACTGTTTCTATAGTAGACTCTAAATGTGCCTAATGGTAGGGTTCCAAATACTCCGTCAGAAAAATTTAAACTAACTCGATCACCTACTCTAGTAATAACACTGTAGATATTTTTAATATTTTTTTCTAAACTATTATAGATAGTATTATTACCTTTAAAGTTAGAAACAGATTGCCAATATTCAGCCTCACGATTATTTTTATCTAATCGATATAACCACACATCTGTGTCGTTGATGTTTACTGCGTCAATGTCAATGACTTCATTAGACCCAGGTTGGTCTAATGTAAAAGTTCCAGTGTTTAACTGTCCTTGGCGGAAGTGCATGAAAAAGCCGTTGTTAGATGACCCTGGGCCTCGTCCGTCATCTTTGTAGATAAACGCTGGTTTAACTCCCTGACCAGGTGCTTCTTCTTTGATTGTTTCATTGGTGGTATCAATTACTGTGCTGGTAATCTCAAAAGGCATATTTCTGCCATCCACTGCCTTAGTGAATCCAAAAACTGGCACGTCTGTATTAATACTCTTGAGTCTATATTGCTCTGTAGGAACACCAAAAATTGTGGCTTTGACATCAGGTTTACCAAATTGACGATTAGTGTCTAGGGCCGCGTTGATTACCTTAATGAACTGTTCATACCAGTTGGCATTAGTGGCATCATTCCATGTTACCGTAGATCCTGACAAATTTCTATTGTTCGAATCGATGATAGTTTCTGTGGTGCTGACACTGGTAAATTTTAAAAATCCATTGCCAGCTTGATTACGTTTGGCATTATAACTTAACAATCTTGCTAAACGTAGCACACTTTCGCGACGTTCTGCTAGTTCTAAGAAGTTATCACGGGCATTGAGATCTACACGGAATGCAATGCTTTGTCCTAAAAATGCTATAAGATCTATCAGTGCTAGATATTCACTGCTTTCAATATAGTCATTGTAATCTTCGGGATAATTTTCTCTGATATAAGATATCATTACCCTGCGTAGGTTTTCAAAGTCGTAGCTTTGGAAATCAGCGTTTTTAAAACTCTGATAAACTCTTTTCCAATCTTCTGCTACTAGTAATCGATTTTGACGATCGGTCGATGACATCTGTTATCCTTGTTAATTAATATTTATCGAAAAAATAATCAGGGTAGTTAACTTACTAATCCGTTATCTTGATCGAATCTAAATTGCAATCTTTCAGCAATATTATAAGTCAGATACAACAATTCACACTCTATTTGTATTCCTGATTCGTATTGTGTTACTACTACTTGATCTGCTTGAACTCTAGGATCAAAGTTGATAATTTCTTCAACATTTTTAACTATGGCGTTTCTTACGTCTACAGTAAAAGGCTCGTATAACATGTCCCAAATAATGGTGCCGAACTCTGGATTTTCCAAACGTTCTCCTTGACGAATATGAAAATGATTGATAATATCTTGTTTGATCAACGCAAGGTCGTATAATCCAAAGTTTTCAGTGGCATTACTGACTGTGCTAAATCCTTTGTAAACTTTGACATTAGGCTGTTGCTGATTCTGCGATGGTCCCTTAACTGTGGTGCGTTGATATAATCGATTGTTGATTGTCATATTTTATTCCTCTTCTTGATTTTGAGGCGGTAACTTAGTAAACGTATCTATAGATGTAGTATACGCATTCCAGTAGTCGGGCGTAAAATTCATAGTATCTGTATTATCTTCATATCGATCCTCAGCATCTCTATCAGTTTGATCAGATTTAAATTTCTCAGGATCAAGATTTTCATGATGTGGCCACGGTTCGTGTGTAGGAATTCTACGCATAATTGACTGCGTTAACTCATTGCCTTCTTCGTCAGGAACACTGTGAGTTTTTAATTCTTTTGGTAATTCTGCTTCGCTGGCTTCGCTGGCTTCTCCAGCTGTGGCTGCGCCCGGACCGTTCATGTGAATTGCTGGCGCAGTTTCTACGATGTTTCCGCCAGCGTTAGTTTCGTTTGATCCACCTGAGGTTTGAAAGTTGTGTCCCCCAATATTAAGATCAAAGTCTCCACCAACTGTGTTAGCAAAATTTCCATCAAACAGACTATCAACGTTACCCACGACATGGTGCAAATAGTTGGCATCAAATAAAGTGTTAACATCACCTACTACATGATGAGTGTATGTTGTGTCGTAGGTAATATCTACTGCGGCTTTAACATGAATCTTTTGATTAGCATCAACAATTAAAATTTGATCTGCTAACACATGAGTATGCATTTCTTCGGTAACTTTAATGTTTAAATTTCTACCTGCTTCAATGTTAATATCTCTATCGGCATAAAAATTTAAATCTTGTTTAGTGTGTAAACTTACGCTGTCTTCTGCGAAGATATCAATTTTGCCGTCGCTGGATAACTCTATCCAACTTGTGCCTTTGGCATTGCCAATGTAGATTAAATCTTCGCTGTTATGCAATAAGATTTGATGTCCAGTTCTAGTTCGAATTCTTATTAACTCATTGTGTGGAATATCTTTTAGTCCATCAGTTTCGTCATCCTCAACTGCGGCGTATTCTGGAGGCCCATCTGTAGGAGTTGTTTTTCTTAAAAACTTATCATCACCGTCATCCATGACAAAACTGCTGCCGCCTAGTCTGCTGATAAATGCTTCCGGAATAACATGTTCAAACTTACCAACTTTACCCTTGGGCCCGTTTTTGTCAACTGGGCCTGGTGTAGATATTCCAAATACTGCACTAGGTGTTTCTCGTCTGGCACTGCTAGTGGTTATTCCTCTAATGTCATCTTTTAATAATCCCTGATTAACAAACACAGTTTGCTGTGAAGTATGAACTGGCTTAGGAATTTGTGTAGTATCTCTGGCACTAACATCGTTGGCTTTTTTATTATACTCTGCAACAGGCACACGTTCTTCTGCACCGTCAACTTGATAAGAAGTTGCGGCATAACCAGGAACCATAAAATTCATGTTAGGATCCATGATGCAGCCGAACCAATATCCTTTACCGCTGATAAAAAATACCACAACTGTTGATCCTACATCTGGAGGAACCATCCACATGCCATAACTTTTCTGTGTGCTGCTGTATTCGTTGTTTTCGTCTACATATGCCACACTGGTAATGCCGGCAAAAGGACTCATGTATTTGACTTGATGTATTTGCCCTTCTTTAGAATTTTGATTTCCAGAAGAGTGAAATAGTTCAACTTCCAATGTTCCCATATAGTAAGGATCAAGATGACTTACAATCCGGGCTAAGAATGGTCCGGGTTTACTATCGTCGGCTGCGTTTACTGATTGTCTTTTTTCTTCTGACATAATTATCCGTTGAAATCACCAAGAGCTGCATTGTTAGCTGCAATTTCTTGGTCTGTTAAACTTGGTGCCCCATTGGGGTATTCTTCTGCTGCGGCTGCTTCTATAGCAGCAATAGCTTGTCTACCATCTTCATCTTCTAGATAAGCATCTACTGGTGGGCCTGCATCTTGATTTTTCATCATTGCAACTTCTGGAACTTTTCCAGCCAACTCTTGATTAGTCTGTCTCATTAAATCTAACGTTTGAGTAAATTTTCCGCCACTGAAATTACTTTCAACCTGACGTATTTTATACAGTCCACTGTATGCTTGCACTAGTTCACCGCTGCCATTGATACTATTATACGTTCCCTTAGTGGGATCTATGTCTGTTGGGGTTCTAAAATTAACAATGATATAAACTTCTGTATTTTGATAATTCATACTTCCGTCACTGTTAATCATTCTATAATTTGTTTCAGGACTAGTGTAATTTCCAATGCCGCTGTCGCCTAAGAAATAAGGATCCCCATGAACTTTTAATGTTGTTTCTAGCATGTCGGCGCCTTCAGTAACAGCATCCATAAAGTTTCTTGCTAGGCGTGTTGAAATATCTTCCGTCCCCCCAGTGCCTCTACCATCAGTAGAAGTCTTAGTGACAGTCCTTGATACCTGTCTCGGCTGTGCGTTAGGAGGCGGATTATTTGATCCCGTGTCTTCGGTAGCTTGTCTTGCTTCTTCTGCAGCATCTTGTCCCGATTGTTTAGCTTGCTTTACATCAGCTGAGTCTTTGTATCCATCAGCCGCTACTGCTTTTCTAAAATTATTGTTTATGGTGATTTGAAAATCAATAATTTCAGTATTTTTTCCAGTATAGATATAATTGTATTCTTTAAGAGCTTCTTTTCTAAGTTGTAAAATACCCGGGGGTGCAGAGTTTGGCGGTATCAATATACTGGCGTTAACTTTATAAGCAACAACCCTATACACTATAAGTTGCGGTTTACGTCCGGTCTTTCCTAAATTTTTATAGCTAGATCCTTGATATACTTGTGGATCGATCCTCCACCATGGTAACATTCCAGCATCATCAGCTTGTCCGTCACGTAGTGCTTGTTTAGCATAGTCACTCATTATGATAACTTGATTTATAACATTGGTAACATCTGTGCTTTGTAAAAATCTAAAATCGCTGGTTGTTACATCAATTTGTAAATTGCCTCGTTGATAGATACCTTTTTCTGCATCATAGACTGCGTTGTCTTTGCCAAAGGGACTGTCGCCCGCTCGAGTTGAGGAGAACCCCATGCTGGTTTTACCAACACTGTTAACTGCTCCTTCTTCTTGCACATAAGTTTGATTTAATTTACCAGTGCCTTTTTTAAGTTTTAATTTGTCGTAGATGTCGCCGCCGCCACCACCGCCTTTGGGATTTTTAGTAGCTTTGTTTATTGTTTCATTAGAAGAAGGCAAAGGAGAAGATGGATCTTCTGGAAACATGATGATAATTTCATCTGGTTCTTCGTTGTTTTCTTTGGCACGTTGAACTAGGTAATCATTTAATACTCGTTGCAGACTTTTTTCTCCAGTCTGCAACATCTCCTGGACTGTTTGCCCGCTGATAGTGGTATCATGAGGAATGGTATTAAACCCTGCATTAAATGCTGTATAGTTGTAGGGATTACCAGTTACTTCGTATTCAGTGCCTTTGGCAGTTACTCTAGCAGTCATATCCATTAATGTAAATGGAAATAGTCTGCGCTCTTTAGGCAAAGATTTTGCCAATGTATCATTGGTATGTCCAGAAAAATCAATGGTTAATAAAAATGGGGCGGTTCCTAGATAACTGGGGTGGCCGGCTTCTATTGCTGCCTTTTGCATAGCCTGTGGGAAAATGCCCATACTGTATGGTTCAATAACTTTGAATTTAAATCCCATCATGTTAGTATTTCCGCTGTCTTTGCTAAATGCACACTGATGAACTATACTGATATCATCCATAAAGAAAT